CATGACTCCGTTAAGAAAAAGCCAGTTTTTCTAAACTACTGGCCGGGATCTAACAGCGTCAGCGTTGATACAAATCATCCTGTAAAAGCGTTTGTAGCTGATAACCCAAATCAATTATTCCAAGTTGCATCCGATGCTTCACTCACTAATAGAGCAACTGCTCTAGCAGGTGTGTTTGCAAACGCTACACTTGGTACTTCTGCCCGTACCGGTTCTGATGATACGGGGCGTTCTAACTCAGCATTAAGCGTGTCTTCAATTGCTACAACAGCAACACTACCGTTGCGTATTGTAGGTATTGTAGATGATGAAGCGAATAGTGACTTTTCAGCGGCGGGTATTCCGTTGTTGGTAAGACTAAACGCTCACTTTAATGCGTCAACCCGTCGTTTTGATTCGCAGACTACTGCGGATTCAACGGGCATTTAATAAGAGGGCATAAAAAATGGCTATTTCAAGACAACAGCTAGCTAAAGAACTCGAGCCCGGATTAAATGCACTATTCGGACTTGAATACGACAGATACGAAAAAGAACACGAACAGATCTTTGAAACTGAAACTTCTGATCGAGCGTTTGAAGAAGAAACAATGCTATCCGGCTTTGGTACCGCACCGGTAAAAGCTGAAGGTAGTGCAATTTCTTTTGATGATGCGCAGGAAACATTTACTGCACGTTACACGCATGAAACTATTGCGTTAGCGTTCTCAATTACAGAAGAAGCGATAGAAGATAACTTATATGACCGTTTAGCTGCACGTTACACACGCGCACTAGCAAGATCTATGAGTCAATCCAAACAGATCAAAGCTGCTTCGATACTAAACAACGCCTTTTCTACTAGCAGTCCAGTAGGAGACGGTGCTGCACTTTGTTCTTCTTCTCACCCATCTATCAGTGGAAATCAAAGAAACCTACTGTCAACGGCAGCAGATTTAAATGAAACTTCACTTGAACAGATGTTGATTGACATTGCAGGTTTAACTGATGAACGCGGTCTTAAAATTGCGGTTCGAGGAATGAAACTAATTATTCCTAAAGAATTACAATTTATCGCAGAACGTGTTATTGCTTCAAACTTGCGACCAGGATCATCAGATAATGATGTAAACGCAGTAAACTCTATGGGTATGATCCCTGAAGGAGCGGTAGTAAACCACTTCTTGACAGATACTGATGCGTTTTTCATCAAAACTGATGCGCCAAATGGTTTTAAACTATTCCAAAGAACTCCTATTCGTACTGCGATGGAAGGTGACTTTGATACTGGAAACTCTCGCTTTAAAGCTAGAGAGCGTTACAGTTTCGGAGTATCTGACTGGCGCTCTGTGTTTGGAACTCCAGGAGCTTAGTTTAAAATTAAGCTACAAAGAAAGGCGGCTTCTTGCCGCCTTTTTCTTTTTAAGGTATATTTAACTAGTAATTTATAACTAGGGTTAACTTTCTTTATCGACTGACCTAGCAGACAAGCCAAGACGATAAAGTTTTTCTTTCGAGGAAAGTAATATGGCAAATTCAACTTTTAATGGACCAGTTCGGTCCGAAAACGGCTTTAAAGTCGTATCTAAAAACAGTAGTACCGGAGCTTTTACTGATACAGCAGTTATTGCCTCAACGGGTATTGTTACTAACAAATATGTAAAACACGTTGGTTTTGCAACGGGTGTGACAGTAAATACTACAGCAGGAGATAGTCCAGCTATAGGTGAGTTTACACAACCAGCAAACACAATTATTACGGATATAAAAATATTTTGTGATACTGCTCCAGTAATAGGAACAGGTGATATTGGTTATGAAGTAGGAACAAGTAGTTCAGGTGCACAAATTGTTGCAGCTCAGACTGATGAAATACTTGATGGCGGTACAACTGTTGTTGCGCATAATGTAACTGTGACCAGTTTGGTTTTACAAACTCAAGACGGCACGACAGCTCCAGCTTCTGTTCAATATACAGACACTGAAAGAACTATTTACTGCAACATTACTAACACGGTAGATGCTACAACTGCTGGTTCGTTTACGTTTATTATTGAATACGTTCAAATAGCTTAAGGAGTAGACTATGGCTGGTTCAGATGTAAAAGCAGTACATATTACCGCCGACACTCAAGCTTTAGATGCTGATGGGATTTCTACAGCAGCGGCAGTTGGTAATAACGCAGCACTTACTATAGGTGGTGCGTTAGCCTCTGGCGGTTCTTGTACTTTTGATGCAGGGAGAGTAGTGACTATTCTTTCTGCTGGAGATGATTCCGCTAAATCATTTACAGTTGTTGGAACAGATGTAAATGGTGATTCTCAAACCGAATCAATAACAGGTGCAAACGCTGGTACAGCTACTGGAAGTAATTACTTTAAAACAGTAGCCAGTATTACAGCCGTAGGTAATCCAGCAGGAAATGTTTCAGCAGGTGTTAACGCGGCGGCAGCAGACGTAATTTTTGCTGGGAGAGCTAGATTTCAAGGTATTAATTTAGTTTGTACCGCTACCGCAGGTGTATT